GCCACGGTTGCAGTTATGCCATAGTTAAAACTTAGATTATTACGAGCTTGTCCTGTTCTTACTGGTTTTGTATATAAAACTCCACCAGGATTAGTTAAGTTTCCGTCTGCATCTGTACTATCGTCATACACATTTTCAAGGTACGTTGGTTCAAACGGATCTTTCCAAGTATTGACTTTTGAGATGAAAGGATTAATGGTAAGAGTCGTTCCACTGCAACGGATTCCATCACCTACTTCTTGAAACATAAAGCTACCACTTTGAACCTGTATTCCTTGGTTAATAACACTGCCTTGTGATGTTGCAGATGGAGAAGCTATAGTCGTTGAGTTTGCAAATACTGGCTGACTAAATGTTATTGAGTAAAGACAGATACCGATTCCACAATAGAATCTGTTGTAGTGGTTCGGTTTATTGTTGTTACATTTTGGAGTCCAGGTTGGGCTAGGCTTTCTGTAAAACTGAAAGCGTTGCCAGCCGTTTTTATTCCCCAATCGGGTTTGTTTGCTGGTGTTACATCTACTGATGTCCATGTGAATGTAATGTTATCAATTGTTTGAGGTGTACTTAATACAGCTTTAGGTGAAATAGTATTTGTATTTAGTGGTTCGATATTATGACCAGAAACCACGTATTCATACCCACTTCGATAATCAACTGATGTTATAGTTTCAGCTACTACAGTTTTAGTTTCTTGCCGAGAGTTAAGAGTCCCCGTAGAAAATGTGGGGACCACGGGAACAGCAGAAACGCTAGTTCCTGTAAAGGATATAAGCAGCAATAACTTATATATTTTATTCACTATTTAACAGTAATTTCTGAAGAAACTTGAGCCGTTCCAGTAGTTCCAGCACCTCCCGCCACTGTAGTTGCAATTCCTGAGCTAACTACTGTTCCAGCAAGGTTGCCTGCTACGCCACCGCTTGTGACTACAGTGTTACCGAAGGCTGGCATGTCAGCTACAACTCCAGCAGAAACATCTACGCCTGAACCTATCGCAGGTATGGCATCGCCCTGAAGCCAGCTTTCTTGAAATGTGAAATTTGATCCACTTGTGTGCATCTCATAGACACCAACATCTAGTGTCGCTGCTGCTGAAGAGGAACCTGCTGTTAACTTTCCAAAGTGTTCTCCTGTAGTCACTTTCATGTTGTTACCAGAGACAGCGTAAGTAGATGGAACTCTGATAGCTTGAACTGCTGCACCATCAACTTTTAGGCTTGTTGAGGCTGTGTGTTTGATTGCTATGTCAGCACTAGCTGGAGCTGCTAATAGCAGTAGGAAAAGAAAATGCTTCATGTAAGCTTGCCTGTTTCAGGATCAATAGGTCTTTGAGTTATTTCGTCAACCTTGAGAACTTGCGGTTGTTTTGCTATGAACTCAATTGGTTGCTTAATGATAATAACCTTGTCTCCATTCGGTGTTTGTGGTGAAGAAGACCCTTGTTCTTCTCTTTTCTTTTTCTTATTACCACCATTAGCTCCTACGCTAATTCCCCATCCAGCTAAAATATTTCCAAGCAATCCAGCCGCAAATGTACTATCAATTCTAGGCTGGTCTGGAATATCCATTCCAAACATCCTTGTTGGAAGCTTAATGTATCCCATGCTCAGGACTAGCAAGCACCAGGTGACAATAATTGACTGAAAAATTGTAGAAGTCAGAAAAACAATTTTTTCTTGATACTCAGGCTTGTCATCATCATCTAATACTTTTTCAATTTCTTTTGGCTTGGCTTGGTTTTTAACTTTTTCCTTGGCTTCCATAGAAAAACAAGTAAACATGCCTACATTAGACACAAATGGTTAAAAAGTAATGAAATTCCTTTCTCAGGCACAAAAGGAAGTAATAGCCGAGTCTCATGGAATAACCGTTGAATCTATAAATAAAAGAATTGAATTATGGAGCTTGATTAACGATCCAGATATATCTAAGCCTGATCTAATAGCTGCTCAAAAGGCATGGATTAAGATACAGCAAGGAACTTGGCCTAATGTAAATGCCTGAAATCTATGCTGCTCTTCTTGGTGCTATGGTGTCAGCGTTGCTGATGGTCTTGTCTAACAGGTCAAGCAAACGGCAAGGTGATATTAGAGAAATTTTTCACCGCCTAAATGCTATTGAAAAAGACCTAGCAAGAATTGAAGCCAACAAACCGAGAAATTGGCGTGGACAGTGAAACAACTATTTTTTAGCAGTAACCAAGGCAAACGCTTTACGCTTTGGGTATTAACATCTGCTACCGAACAAAACAACAACAGTCTAAGTCTTGAAGACATTGACTTTATTGAAGCTAGGCTATGGCCTAATCGAACGCTAAAACTTCAATGAGCATGTATAAGACCGAATGGTTAGAAGAAGATCGTCAAAGGGTGTTAAACATGGAACGCTGGTACATTCTTGATGGTCGTCATAGACCAGACCATCCTCAACATGGTATCTATACTGGACTAGCAGCTAAAGGAGAAGATCTTGATAGTTTTGATGGAGTGGTGTGATTGAAAGAAAGAAAAAATATTGCTACATATAGAGAAAAACAATGAAAGAAGGAGACATTCCATTAGACCTTTCATTCATTCTTGAATTAGCTCAACCTCCTACTTTAGAAGAGGAGTTACATTTAGAAAAAGAAATAAGGTTAATTCAATCATCTGATGATTTAGAAGGTATCAAAAAATATGCAGAAGATTGTGCAAGACAAAATCATCAACAAAGTATTTTTATCGCTGGTTGTTTAAATAAAATTGCAGAGTTACAAACTCGATTAATTAAACTATTTGAAGAAAAAAAAAAGGAGCCTAACTTGCTAGGAAAAATATTAGGGTTATAGTTTTAAAAGAGGTCTTGCATAGCCTCTGGTCAGCGAAAAAAGAAAGAAAGACCTTCTGTATTTCCCCAGTACGGAAGGTTTTTTAATGTTTTTCTTTTTCAAAATAAATTTCAACAAGTTTTTTTTTGCTGTAATGGGTGGTAGTTCCAGCTAACACCCTAAGTTTCCGAGATGGAAGAGTTAATAAAAATCTTTTAAACCCTTCTTTTGGCTTGGGGCTTCTGTAAACAAAGAAAGAGCCAAGCCAGTTTAAAATTCCCATTTATTCATTTTATTTCGTTGCTAATTTCATGTGGAAATCCTCCTGAAAATTGTATTGAGTAGTCTTTAAGAGCACTCCAACTCTTTCCTACCATTTCTCCTGTAGCAAGTGTGCCATCACTCAGGATAGGAACTAAAGTAACGCCTATTTCAGTAAGTTCAGAACCTATTATCTCATCTTTTTCTTCATCCCAGTCAGGTTCAAGATCAATATAAAAATCATAAATACGATAAGTTATTTCTTTCCCTTCTTTAGTTTTTTTAAAAACAAATGATCCTTTTAAGGAATCAAGTGTTAAAGCGGATTCGTTGTGAAGTTTCATAGTTCTTGTTTCCAAAGTACAGAAGCGTCTGGGTACACTTCTTTAATTTTTTTGTAGGCTTCTTCTTTTGAAGTTCCCCACTTTCTGATCTTCATCCCTTTTGCTTTAGGTTGGCAAACCCAAAATAAATGTAACTTTAGATTGGGTTTAGGTCCGAGGCTTGTGACGTTTCTAGAGAATGACATTGTTAAAATTCGTCAGTTTGTGGTTCGGTGCTTTTTGGCTGTAAAAAAGTAAAATCATTTACAAGCAAATCAAAGCTAGATTTTTCAGAGCCATCTTGGCCTTCATATTTTCGTAGACTGCCTTTCCCACTTACTGCAACCCTGTGACCTTTCTTAAGGTATTGCATTATAGTTTCAGCTTTCTTTTCTCCAAAGATGGTGCAATTAGTCCAAGTTGTTTGATCTCTACCAGTAGCAACTCCGATGCTGAAAATAACGGCTGGAATGTTTGAGATGTTTTTTAATTCGGGATCTCTTGCAAGATTTCCGATAGCGGTGACGTTAAGCATTGTTTTCGAAAAAATTAGTAATGATGTTTTTGATGGCCTGATTTTCATTTAGGCCGTTTTCTTTCATGTAAGAGCGAACTTGAACAGCAAGATCCGTAGAGAGCCTGACCTGAAATTGTCGGTCTCTCCTTCTGACATCTGCTAAAGCTTGCGGTGATTTTACTTGTGAGGTTTCCATGCTCCTATAAATTCCTCGTGTTTAACGGCTGTTATTTTGCCTTGCACTTTTGTACCTTTCGGTAAATCAAAATGCTTGCAAAAATCTGAAACAAATTGTTCAAGATTCTTTTTACCTTCTTCTGGTGTTCCTACTAGCTTGATTTCTTTTACAAGACCAATAGCCAAGTTTCTAGCTTCTTCTGACAATGGTTGGTCACTATCAGAAACTCCTTCTACTTTTGTTAGTTCAGGTTTTTTCCAAGGAGCAGGTTTCTTCTCGTTGGAATTACCCCTGTCAATTACATCTTCTAGGTTCATGTCCATGTCTGGCTCAAGACCTAAAATCATTTTCAAGGCATAGCGTCGGGAATATGTGGTTATTCCACCCCACTCGTGCATGACATCTTTTTTAGGGTTTTTCCCTTGAGGTTCTCGCAACGGTAAACGGCTTGTTATTGCATAACCGTTTTCATGGGAAAGGGTCGTGACGATAATTGTTCGACCTTCTTCAAAATCGTAAGTTTGATTTTGGATTAAACCTACTTTGTGCAAAGCAGGATTCACTACAGACAAAAACTTTTCTAAAGGGGTGTACTTGTAGCCATACCCTTCTTTGTCTTTGGCGATAGATGGACAAGTTTGTTGGAACTCTTTAAGAGCCGTTATAAGCTCGGAGCGTAATTTTAGCTCCTTCTCGTTCGTTACTTCTTGCATAGCGTTTTGTGGTGTTTAAGCTAATAATTTGTGAGTCGTCTTCGTAGATAACACCAGTTAAAGCATCTGCGACTGCTCTAGATAGTTTGTCTATGTCACCGACTCTTGTAGTGCAATGGAAAGGTGCTTTAGGCTTTAATTCTCCATTAGTGCGGAAATGATGCTTAGGTCTTTTGAATAAAAATTCAACCTTTAATTGTACTCCTATTGTGGCATGCCACAGAGTAGGACGCAACCTTTTGGCGGTGATCTTGATGTCTTTTCTCCACGGCTTAACTCTTTTGCAAGACTCAACCATTTTGCCCCTGCCCATGTAAGTCTTACTGCCTTGAGGTGCAGGTCTTCCGTAAACCGTGAAAGAATATTCATTAGCCATTCACCGAATATAGGACTTCTGCTTTTCTTCCTGAACTGGTCGGTCTTGTTATTTTTTTCCCTTCTTCATCAAACCTTGCTTTTATTTCGTGCTTTTTTAAAAGTGCGTTACATCTTGCACAGATAGTTGGAGTTCCTAAGTTTGTCACTTTGGTTAGTTCATCCCTGGTCAACCCATCAACAGAATCTTTGATTGCATCTAATACCATTTTTTCTAAACGGTTGAGATGCGGTTGAATTTCGATAGCTGCTTCAATACTTGTATGCGTTTTGTTGTGCGGAGCAGAATCATCAAATAAAGAAAATTGTTCGTTCATTATTTTTGAAGCTTGAGAACTTTGTGCATTAGTAAATGCAAATCAGAAATATCTTGTTTAACTGCATCCCAATCTCCATTCATAAGGTCGTCATGTTGATCACGGATTAAGTTATAAAGAATGTCTAATTCGTCATTAGTGAAAGGGTTGCTTTTCATTCTCTCAACTGCTCGCATGCTGCTTGCACTTGGTAATGACAATCTGCTTTGGTCATGTCAGTCAAAGATGAAGAGGTGGCCCAAAAGAAGGCAGAAGAAAAGGCAATAAATAAAATAAACTTCATTAGTTTTCCTCCATGAAATAAAGACAAATTTTTGTATGAAGAGCATTTAAAGTTTCTTCGTACTCATCAGTTGAAGTGCCTTCTTCTTTCATCACTTCGCTAATAATGTTGCGGAGTAATGTGTGTTCGGTATCAGTTAGAAAAGTTGTTCTAACTTTTGATAACCGTTCAGCTTTGTAGTCAAACTTGAACATGTGGTGAAGTCTCCTTCGTAGTGAACAATTTAATTATGGCATGCCAGTTATAATTTAGCAACCATTTAGTCAAGCAATGTTGAATGATTGTATGTATAAACGTCTATCCATTTGTTTGGGCATTTTGAACAACTTATGGGAATCTCAATTGTCAAAGCTTGTTCTTTTACCAATGGCTCTCCGTAGCACATATTTGTAGAAAAACATTTTAAGCAATGTCTTTCAGATTCCCAAGTTTCTTTTTTCAATTCAATTCCTCATTGATTTTGTCATCTACAAGAACTGTTGTTGTTTCAAACAATAAGTCTCTTTCAACTTTAAGTCCGAATGGACCTTGTAGCTCTTGAATCTCTTTAATATTGAAATATCCAAACTCTTTTTCTAAGCCTTCAACATATCCAAAACATTCTCCTGTTTCGGGGTTGTATTCCATTAAGAACCAAGTCCAATTAGTCCAAGGTGTAAACCATTTCACATAAGCTTTGTTAGTTGCAGAGCGAAGGGCTGGAAGTTTCTTTTCGAGTGCTTTTGTAAGAAGTTTCATTGTAAAAAATAAATTAGTGAAAAAAAGACCCCTTTCGGGGTCGTTTGATTTAGAAGTTGTAGTCGTGCTTAGCTCTCCATCCTTTGCCTAGTGCGGTTGGATTAGAGTGGGTTGCACCACATTGACACCATATGCCGTTCTGTCTTACTCCGAATTTCATAGTCCCGCCGTTTTCGTTTCTGGTGATGTCGTACTTGAGATCGTGTTGATTTATGCAATGTCCAACAAATCCTCCAGGGATGATCTCAGGTTTTGAATCCTTATTTAATTTGTAATCATCCATTTGGACAGTTACAAATTTTTTGGTCCTTTTGATAACGGTGCAAGGATGAACGTCAGAGTAGTAATAAACTGCTGCCTGGTCTCCGACTTGTGGATCGAAGTTGTGAGTCACGTTTCCCATTGGTAGCGTCTCCGCTTGATTACATTTATATTATGGCATGCCATGTATAAATACGCAACCATTTTTGTAAAACTAAATAAACTACCAATCTTCAAAAGTTAGTTCAAATTTTCCCCATACATCTTGCCATTCTTCTACACAGTCATCTGGCTTTGTTCTTTCTACTCTGCAATAATCTGGTCCTAAAATTAACGTACAGCATTTATCAATCATCAAGCTTGGATGATGTTTATTTAGCATCAATGTATATGCTCCAAGTTGTGCGTTTGCAGCGTCCCTTCTTTTGGCTGCTTTCTCCGTAGAAGATGTTTTTAAATCTCCCAATATAGTTTCTCCATATTTTGTTTTAATCAAAAAGTCAAAAGATCCTCCTACTGATTTTCTTGGGTCGCAAAGTAAATATTCAACTGCAAGTATTTCTGCTTCTTCAAATAAATCACAATCGTTTAAAGCGTCAATCCATCTTTGCCATTTTTCATCTTTAGTGGTTTTCCCTTTTTTTAATTTATCTTCTAAAACTTTGTGTAATGCTTTTCCTCTTGCTGCCCATCCATCTGGACCATCTTTGTAATAATTTATTGCTGCTTGCTTGGCTTCGCTCATGTCATGGCCTAAAACATTAGTTACGTTGTACAAAAGCCATTCGTCTTTGTATCTATATCTGTGTGGTTCTGGGTAGAAGTTGAGAGAGGGTATTGTTGGTAACAAGGTCGGGGTTGCTAGATGGGTTAATTATGGGCATACTTAGCCCTCAACGCAAATTATTTTTTCATGCCCGAATCAACTGAAACTGTTGATACAAGATTTCGAGTCACGATTGATGAACGTGTCATGCAGCTTGTAGAAGAAAAAAGACCGCTAGGTCAATCTAAAACTGCTTATATAAATCTTCTCGTACAGCATGCGTTGTGCTCTATGCCTGATCGTTTATTCCCTAGAGATTCTGATGGTTGATTTTGAAAAAGAAAAAAGAGCCTATGAATTATTAAGATGGGTTCCTTATTCTTTCCCTGAAGATTTCGATTGGGAAAAAGCAGCTTTAGGAGTTTATAGCAAAGCACAAAAAGAAAGGTCAGACAAAGCTTTAGACAAATTTGATAAAGCTAATCCTTATGAAACCAGCCCTGAATTGAAAGCTTTTCGAGAATTAGAAAAACTAGGGGTCTACCAACAAACAGATTATTTTTCACCACAAAAAGCCGCTAATGGGTTCTACACAAGACGACTCGCAGAATACAACTCCAACTCTGGAAGACGCAAAAGAACGAGTCCAAAAATTAAAATCCGCAGCCGAAAAAGTCGTTGGTTGTACGACAGATAGCCAAGACCGTTTATTGCTTTTTCGTGAGAATGCAGAAGAAATTGGTTTACCGCTAACTCGTGCAGAAGCTGCCCATTATTTAGCACAAGCTTCTGGCAAAAGAGTTGGAATACCTGAACCTAAAAGGGGAGGAGCTAAATTAGATGTTTCTCCTGTTCCTTGGCTTTGGGAAGGTGTGATAATGCAAGGTCGCCAAAATCTTTTGGTAGCACCTCCCAAAATTGGTAAATCAGCTTTAATGGTTGCTCTCGCTTCTGCATCCATAGGGGGGAGGCAGGAATTTCTGAATCTTCCAATACGTCGCCACATCAATCACTTGATCATCGTGGGGACCGATCAAAACGTATCCGATTGGTGGACTCTTTTGGAGAGAGAAGGGCTTGGAACTAAATCTATTGATCCTTTCGGTAATGCTGTACATGAGCTTCACGAAAAAGTTATTTTTTGGAGCCTCGAAGATAATGTTCAACTTAATGATGCAGGAATAGAAGCTATTGGAAAATGTGCTTCTGAAAATCCTGGGTCTTTAATTTTGGTTGATACTTACCACGCTTGCATTGGTCAGTTAGGTATAGAAGAAAGTAGTAGTGATTTTGATTTACCAGCTAGACAACTTGAAGTGATGTTATCTGGAACTGGATCTACAACAGTTTTAATACACCACACCAACAAAAGTGTTTCAGGTGGAAATGCTATTTCGGCTTCCAGAGGTAATAATAGCCTTTCTGGTGCGGTTAGTTGGTCGGTTCTACTTAATTGGTTATGTCCTCCTCCTGAAGGTCAGATGCAGACGGACCACCGTATTGCATGTAAACCAATGGGAAGAAGTAAAGCAACAAGTTTAGTTCTTGAATTAACTGATGATGGTTGGAGATCTCATGGAGATGGAGAAGACGTAATTGCAATTGAAAACCTTGCAGAAGTAGAAATGAATTTGCAAGGTAGACAAGGTGATGTTTATGACCATGTCGTTAAGTTGTGGGAAAACCAAGTTCATACAACTTCTAGTGAAGTGTCTTCTCAATTCAATATCAGCCAACAAAAAGCATTGCGAACTTTAAGAGGATTGCAAAAGAAAGGACTGTTATTAGAAGACGATTCTATGAAAGTAGACCTCCAAGGAAGACCAGCAAGTTTGTTTAAACCACGAAAGGAGGGTACCCAGGAAAGTGGGGGTGAAAAGGGTGAAAGGGGTGAAAGTAGTAGCCTCGCACATAAAAAAGATAGTTTAACCCCTTTAACCCCCTATAATAAAACCCCTTTAACCCCTAAAACCCCCGAATCCCTGGGGGGTGTCAATGAGCCTAAAGTTTCTATTCCTATCAGAACACCTGTTCAAAAACTTACAGCAGGTGTTTGGAAGAATGGTTATTTAATTCGTGATGGTTCTAATCCACATGCCATTGTCGTTGAAAAAATTGGTAATAGCAAAGTTACTATTTCTAATTTGAGATGGAATATTGATGTGCGTGAATGTGTTGGCAGTATCTTTGGATCGGAGGATGATTATGAATTTTAATTCTTTTTGTTTACTGCTCTTGGTAATAGCTGCTTACACAAACCTGTATCTGACTATTAAAGGAAAAAGAAAGTAGTTGCGTTTTATCTCATGGCATGCCATAATGATATTAAATTAATGAGGGAGACTTCACCATGAACAAGGTTAATTTCGACAAAAATCAACTTGATACCATTCTTGAGGTTGTTCAAGATGCTATTCGTGATTTGCCAGGTGGTTCAGATTTCGATCCTTATGATGAGGAATTAATGGAAGCTGATCCAGCTAGTTTTGCAGGTTGCCTCAGAGACATTGAAATTAAAATCAAAAAGTTTCAAGACGAATCTGATGATGGCCGTCCTCTTTTTGGAGACTTCACAACAACTTGCGAACCTGATTAATAGTTCTAAATGAAAGCCACGTTTTATTATATGGCATGCCATAATTAAAGAGTAAAGGGGGGAGACTCCCATTCCACACATTTCTTAAAATGTCTTGTCCTATTGAATCTGATCTTCTTCGTTATGAAGAACAGCAAGATCAACTTCACAGAGAAGAGTTAGAAAGAGAAAACAATCCTGTCTATTACTGGCACATTGTTACTAAAGACTGGTCTGATTACGCTCACTCAAGAGATGAAGCAGACGAGTTTATACAAATGGCTAAGAATGAAGGACTTGTCTTTTCTTGCACAAAGCACATTGAGGGGATTTCTTACCAATGACTTCTTCTTCTAAGGTTTTAGACAAAATGCTAAAACCTGAACTCTTGAAAACTGCAAAAGGTTTAGACAAGAGAGTTAACAATCAGGAAAGAGCAACTATGTTTCTTTTCTACCTTGCAGCTATCTCTATCTCAGCAGCCTTTATTTTTTAAACCTTTAGCCCCTTTACTGGGGCTTTTTTTTGTCTTCAATTTTATTATTATTATTTTGTCGGGGAGCCTGATACCTGCTTTTTTTGTTTGCAGCAGGTTGAAAGCTATACACCTTTGGGATGGAAAGCTAAAGGTTAAGGCAGGGCCGTATGTGGTGCGGATCCATCCCCCGACTATTATTATTTTAGAAAAACCACATTAATGACTATTTTTTCGGCTGAATCTATTGTTCAACGTGACAGAACTTCCTTAAAACCATACGAAAACAATCCAAGGACACATTCAGAAGCTCAAATAGATCGTTTAGTACGCAGTCTTAAGGAATTTGGCTTTACTAACCCTGTTTTAATTGATAAAAACTTAAATGTTGTTGCAGGTCATGGACGTTTGCTTGCTGCAGAGATTCTTGACCTTGAAAAAATTCCAACAATTAGCCTTGAACATTTAACTGAAGACCAGAGAAAAGCTTATGTCATTGCAGATAACCAACTTGCTTTGGCTTCTGGTTGGGATGATGACTTATTGCAATCTGAATTAGCTGCTTTAGCTGATGCTGGTTTTGACTTAACTGTTTTAGGTTGGGGTGATGATTTACCTGACTTTGCTGAAGACCCTGATTATTCTGCTTTAGATGATCTTGAAGACGATAACGATTGGGCTGATGGAGTAAAAAAAGCAATACAAATAGAATTTAGATCAGAAGATTATGAAGAAGCAAAAGCGTTAGTGGCTGATGCTAGAAAAAATGGTGTTTATGTAGGAATGAAACTTATAGAAGTTTTAAGCAAATGAAATTAGAACAATCCGTACTTCGTGGAATTAAATTTTACTATCGACCTAATTTTTCAGATTTAAAAACTTTTGAAGAAGTTATTGGTAGAACAACTTATTTAAAAAAAGGTTTAAAAATTAAAAAAGATGAAAAATGGATGGATTGCGGTGGAAATGTTGGTGCATTTACTTTGCT